CTGTATATTTGCTTCCTAAAAACATCACTTTGCCACAATAATAACAACGGTAAATTAACTTCATCTTAGACACTCCCTTTCGGTGTTCATTATTTAGCACTCTTGGTTAATCCATAGTTTTTTCTATGTCATACTCTTTTAAGGTAAAAAGATAATCAATTCTGGTACACAAATCGGATCGTGTATTATAAACGTATATCTCCTCCGCCCCCAATTCACCAGATTGCTTAGATTGCAGTTGTAATAAAATATAAACAGCATTACCCACATCTTTGATTTTGTACTTTCTAAGGCCGTATTCGTGTGGTAAAGTCGTTAAATAAATTTCCCTGCCTCTTTTAGGCATATAATAGATTTCCCGCATCGGGTGATAACAAAAATATTTATTTATAGCCATTACCACTTTGCCGTATGGGTTTTCTTGCCTCCATATTTTATCTGCCAATTCATCAACCGTCGTTTTTAAGCATTCAATCTGCTTTCCCAGTTCTTTCGTCCTTTTGTTAAACATCCTTGACACTCCTTTCGGTGTTCATCATTTTACTGAATCGGGGTCATACTCAAAAATCGCTTTTATGCCTTCCTCAAATTCCTTTTCCTTCTTTTCAAGTTCCTTGTTTATTTTGTGTTCCTGAACAGCCTTAATCGGGCTTTTAGGGGGTTCTATTTCCTTGCCCTTAGAAACATTCATTCCTAACCGCAAACCCTCTCTAAAAGCAAAATACAGGCATAAAAATAGCACTATACCGATGATAGTGCCGATTGTTGCTATTGTTATTGCTGTTTGCATTTTCTTACCTCCAAACAATGAAATATAAAATCTCGGACAGCACAATGATGGTCGTTATCTCTGTCGCAATCTATTCCGTACTTATTCATGGGACATTCAACGCCTTGCCAATTACAAGGGGGATCCATATCGTAAATATCCCAATGAATCTTATCTTTGACATCTTTAGGTATTTTGGACCAATCAATCCTTGCCACTTTCCTCACCCTCCATAAATCACGCCTTATAGACGTGCTTTAATTTAAGAATAACTCATATAATCTTCCGTCACTTCTCCCCCGAAGTACCCGTCTGATGTTTGCGGTTTTTCAAAGCTGAAATTATAGTGCTGTTCTTCTTGCGGTTCTACTGATGAAACCATTCTTGACACACAGAAGCACCTTAAAGCGTCAGGATAATGCGTAATTTCATGGGGATTTTTGGCAACATCGTTAATGTTTTTCTCGTCTTTCTGGATTGTTGTCATGTGTTTCCATAAATCAGGGTCTAAACCCTCGTCAAAAGTCAATCTTGCCGTTTTGTATTTCTCGCCCGTCTGTTCGTCCCGCTTTTCAATCGGTGCAAGCCATTCATGAACGTTTAACCAGCCCTGAACACGGTCATTTGACGATTTTATTAAAGTTATGCCGTTTTCATAGAATATCATTGCCGCCGATTTCCCTGTATCTTGCCGCCTATTCCATAAATCAGGCGGGGCATAAAAGGCTTCTATCCGCTCACTTCCGGTAAACTTTAAGATTTCCTTTGCAGCGTCCTTAATAATTAGGTTTTTCTTGCGTAATGCCCGATAAACCCTTGCATTCCCGAACTTATCAACCCAAATCCACAAAACAGCCAAACTGTCAAAGCCATAATCCAAAGCAACATACCGATAATACCATTCAGGGATTGCTTCTATTGGCTTAATGTGTATGTCCTTCCTGAGTTCGGGAAATGCAAACCCGCATAAAGAAGTAAAGCGTCCGTACTGTCGGGCTTCTCGTTCTTCCTCGGTCATTGTAGCAATAAGCTTGTCGATTTCCTCTTTCGACAGCCACGGATTATCTTCCCATTCCGCCATCCAGTATTCAATATCAGGGTCGTTGCGTTCGTTTAAGTAAACAAGGTTGTATATCCATGTCAACCCTTTTAGCGGGGTCATGGTAAACCACATATCGCCCTTTTGGTCTATGATACGCATTTGACATTCCTGGAATACGTCTAAAGGCGGTTCCTCGTCAAACCAAATGAAGCCAAGTGAAGCACCTTGAAAACTCTCTCTGCCCTGTTCGCAAGTCTTAAAGCCGATAAATTGACCGTTTTTTAAGACTATTTTTTCAATTAGCGAACCCTCTAAGTCGTCTTTTCTTCCGTGACGGACAATGATATTTGCTATTTCCTTCTTGGGCAGCCATTTAAGTATCTCTTTCTGTGCAACTTCCTTCTGCACATCACCAGATAATGAAACTACCCAACCGCTTGACGGCTTCAATTTCCTAAATCGTGAATATCCTAAAGCATGGCAAACCGCCTCAACTGCGCCTGCAACCGTCTTACCTACCCTATTTCCGCCAAAAAAAGCCTTTATCCGTTTGTCTGAGGAATGAAAGGCTATCTGCTTCTTATGTACTTTTTTGCCCGTGTTATACAGTTCTATTCGGTTTTCTTTTACCCGTCGGTCGATAATTGATTCTAATTCCTCAATCTCTTTGACCAATTTTATGACTTCGGGGCTTTTCCATACATCACCCATCGGTATCACGCCTTTTCAAACATTTCTGGATTCATAGGCTTTATAAAGCTACTTGGTATGTCTTTAAATACCCTTAATTGCCATCTATTTTCAAGCGGTTCTTCATCCTGCCCAAAAGGCCATCCGGCTTCATCTGTGTTCAGAAACGAAAGGTCAACTTCAAATACGACATTACTGTCTGAATTCCACGGTTCAGTTGACACATAAATCCACGGTTCAGGATTAGCCTGCCATGTCGGTTTGCTGTTTATCTTCAAGCCTTCTCGCAATATATTTTTAACTCGTTCAACCGGTGCGGAATGATACCATATGCAAGTTCCAGTTTTATGGTTTATGACATCGTTCATACATCCTACCCCCCTTCTGAATAAGGCTTGAGGATATTTTGTAGCCCTCGGCGTCCTTAATCAGTAAGCCGGCGGTTTTCAGTTCGTTAAGCGTCTTTATTATGAACGGCTTGCTCTTGCGGGTTATTTCGCATATATCCGATATTCGTAAAGGTTTCTTGCTTCGGGCATGAACAAGTAGATTATCCCCCCATTTCACATTAGGAATAAGTTTCTGTATTACCCCCGCAGCCTCAACCGATAATTCAGGGTGTTTTTGCATCTCTTTAATCAGTAACTTTACATAAGACGGTTTACCGCCCGTATGTTTAGGCGGGTTCTTGCTTGCCTTTTTATTCGGGTTACTCCACCACGAATAAAGAACCTCATTACCTCTGGATATTGTCATAAAATCCATGCCCCGTACTGATTCACGTCCGAGTGTTACCCCATCGCCTAAGTCAAGAACATTGACATTACGATTATAAAATTCCAATAGTTTATCCATACTCAACCCTCCATGCGGTTAAAGTATGCAAGGAAAGCCTATACCCTCATGGAAGAATATAGGCTTTTACGGTAGCTAACCAACCCAATATTGCATTTTTCTCATTTGAGGAATTGTTTTCGGAATAGTTTCTTAATTAATTCAAATGGATCAGGTATCTTGTTTTGAATTCTATCAAATCCGATTTCATCTAAACATTTGTCACATATTTCATTTTCTGTATTGGGAAAGTGACAACATTCCTTTGTTTCTTTGCTTTTAACCATAACTTTTACAGTTGTTAAGCTATTGGGCTTCACTTCTTTTCTGCATCTATCGCAGTAATATTTCATTTCTTGCAAAACGAACCCTCCATTCACCTTGTGCCGTCTTTTAGCTTTAACGTCATGTAAAATGCCTTTTCTGCTATCATAGCTGTCGTCATTGCTAATCCGGTAATTTCTTCATGCTTTGCGCTGTTGACTTCTTTTGCTAAAATGTTCACAATGTCGTCAATTACTTTGATGTACTTACTGCTTCTTATCTCATTTTCTTTGCACCGGATAGCTTGTTCAATAAGAACGATGTCCTCTTGCAGTTTTTTAACGTCCTGTGCCTTATCCATTTATCTCACCTCCTTTAAAAAATTCAGGTAAAAAATATTTACTTTTTAAATCACCCTCTAATCCAGCCACCCCTAAGCCGCATTGCCATTTTGCCATGTAAATCGTTTATATATAGTGCAATTATGTTTGGTATTTTGCGTGTATTTTGGGAGGCCTTTTGTTGTATTCGGGCGTATATGAAATGCCTTTTAGTTTATTCGGTGTATGTGTGGGGTATATACATACACCCCCACCCCCTTCGTTTTTGCTCCCTGGGTAGTACCCTCCCCCTTTAACAATAAAAAAAGAAGTCACATTCAACGAAATGATTATTTCGCTTAATCACAAAAAACCTCTGTAACCCAGTCATATCAAGGGTTTCAGACACATCAGCCGGTCAACTGTTTCAGTTGAGATACCTTTTTTTCCAATTCGGAAACGAGTTCCGGCGTCGGTTCTTTTCGTTCGGTTATCTGCGTCGGCTCACCGGCAAGCAGCTGCGCTTTGTCTATCATCGTACCGGCTACAATGGCGGAATCCCTTGCGGATGCCTTGTTAATGACCTCGGGATTTTTTAAGTGGTCGATATAAGTACTTGCTATATCCAAAGCCTTGACAATCTGTTCCTTCTTCTTCTCTTCCCTAAACTTCCGGA